AGAGATACCTCTTTCAAGGTAGCAGCCGTAACTAGCAGATAATCTTTTTCTTGGCGTGAGTCCTCTACCTCTACACCTACGCTAAGCCCGTCCATTAGCTGTTCTTGCGCGAGTAAAATTGCGTCACTACCGCGGGTGCTAGCACTAACCTTAAAGCTGGCATATAACCCGGTCTTATTGCTGGTAATACTTTGCATACGGCCTACAGGCTTGCTGTTATCGTGTTGCATTAGCAATTTTACTTTAGATACCTCTGGCACGGTTATAGAGTTTTCTGCAAACACTACGCGCCCGGCGCTCGTGTTGCCTACCTCTCCATAAGGTGCAATTTTGCCGCTGATAGTGCGCTTATCGCCGTTATCTACCGCTTCTATGTTGCCGCTAAATGTTAATAGCATTTGTGGGCCTTTCTGTTAGTCCGGTTGGGCTTAGTTCTTCCATACTTTGCGCCTGCTCTAGATCTATAAGACCTAGCGTTAGCATCTTCTCTATAGCTTCCAAACGTGCCAAAGTATCGGCGCGTAAAAATGTTTCATCTAACGCAAAGCGCACTTGATTACCGCGGCGCGTAATATCGTCCATACTTAAACGGTTTTCAATAGCGCTTATAAACGGCTGTAATGAATAGGCTACAAACTCTTTGCGCCCGTCTATGATATTTTGGTAAGTCATTGAGTTATTCATATCTGCGCTTATGTAATATGCCGGCACGTTCATTAAGCGGGCTATCTCTGTAGCTAAATACTGTGATGCCTCGTTATACATCATTTCTTTGGGTGAATAGCCCACAGTTTGATAATCTAACGTGCTAGTTAAGTAAGCCGTACTGCGTGAGTTACGCGCGGCCTTCCACGCTGCCAGTAGGCCGCTAATTTGTGCCTCTGGTAAATCTGCCCCACTATTTTTAATAAACCCTGTAGCCATAGGCGTAGCAGCTGCAACGCTAGCCGCTTTTTGTATATCTAACGCGGCCTGTATTGTGCGCCCGCCTGTTTCTAATACGCCGGGTAGCAAACTCTGGAAAGTTACTAGAGATCCTACGCCGCTATCTGGTACGCGTATGCCGTTTATTGAGTAATAATCAACTTCATCACCGTAATTATCTGTAGTTACTGTAACGCGGGTATTAGCTACCCACTCAAAGCCGCTAGGTCTGCCGTCATCTTCATACAAAGACGTAACACGCCAATAAGCAACGCCATATAGCAACAGGCTATCTACTGTGTAACTTATGGTAACGCTACGCGGTTGCCTTATATCTGGCTGGTCTAACCAAACAGGACTTTGTAATTTACGGCCTGTGCTTTTTTGTATTAACTCTAAATCTATACTTGCAATAACACCACAGATTAAGTTACGGCATCTACTTACTGCTGGTACTTGTAGCGCTACGTTTCTATCTATAAACGGTACGCCGCTTGTATTGTATAAACCGCCAAACGTGTAAACACCCGCGCCGTAAGTTTGGGCCATAATAGGCGGCGATAATTGCGCCTCTACGTCTTTTTTACGCAGGCCTATAGTTTGCAGTAATCCCATAGGGGCATTATTGCCTAAAAGTCAAGTATAGGTTTACAGTTTGGGTTTGGGCGTGTCTAGGCGTATACCTTTGCCTCTGCTACAGGTTGAGCCAATATGTGAATAACCATAGCAAGGCCAATAGGTATATCTACAGGCCCTGCAGACTTGCGCCGCACGATACGCCAAGCATCTGGGGTCTGTTTAGCTGCACAGTTAGCCATTTGCTGTATTAACGCATCTTGCCCGCTATGTCTTAGGCGATCATTAACTAAAGCATCATACATATCACTACAGGCGGTGTAAAAGGTCTGACCCGATATATCCCGGGTCTGTACGCCTGCATTTTGTAGCCTTTGAGCAATACTGGCAGTAGTGTATTTGTCGTAGCAGACTAAACGCGGGTAATACAGGTCAGCCCATTTTTTTATAGAGGCTGCTACTACAACTTCATCTACCGCTACCTGTGAGCTGTAGGTTTCTAGTACTGCTAGGCCTATCTTGCCATTAGGTAACATCTGACCCATTACTAGGCTGGCATCACGGCGGCTAGGGCTAACGTCAAAGGCAAAAACAGTAAGCGGCCCGGGGCTCATCTTTAGGTTTATATCGCTGCTATCCTCAACAGATCCAAAGGGCCACGGGCTTTGCAAGCTATCTATCCATTGGCTAAGGCTTTCTGTCCTAAATTGCTCTGTAGTCTGCACCGTAAGCGCTTCCTGTAAAGTTTCCTCAGTTATCAGTATGCCTAACGCCGGGTTTGCAGCTGCCCACGCTTTACGGTCATCTAAGGCGCAAAATGGCGGGGCGCTATATTCGTAATAACCCAAAGACGGCGGCGGGTTACTCTGGCAGCGCTCTCTAAGCTCATTAAGCGTAGTGCTAAAGGCATCACCGGCATTACTAGCCATAAGTGTTTGACTATTAGGCCTAGCGCGGGTTACAGGTAAAGCAGCTGCGTAGGCTTCTTGATCTATTTCCCGTAACTCATCTATAAATAGAAAATCAGCGCTAGCCCCGCGTGAGCTATCGCGGGTAGCAGCTCTAACATCTAACCTAGCCCCGCTTTTTAAGATAATGGCCTCATTACCGTTTGTATATAGTATTTTCTTTAGTTGCTTCTTTAGATCGGTGCTATCTTCAATAGCATTAGCTACCTCTCTAAAAGTAGTAAGGGCCATAGACCTAGCAGAGCTTATTACTATGTGATTACGCTCATTAAACAAAAACAGGCCAGCTAATATACGCATACGCGCTAGATGAGTCTTACCGTTTTGCCTAGCGCATATTGCTAGGTTTGTACGTCTAATAAATTGTTTATTTTTATCTATTGTAAGCATATCGTCTAATACAAAGCGCTGCCACGGTAAAAGCGGCAAGCCGATACGCTCGGCAAGCTCTGCAACCTCACCGCCCCTAGTAGGCCCTGATAACAAAACGTTATGCAGGCGCGGTTGCACCAGCCCCCGGATAGGCTGTTTAGGTTTGGTACTCATTAGCTCAAACTCTGTTCAGGCTGGCCCAAACAAGGCCCGCTTTGTGTCGTTATGTCCGTTTTCGGAGAGATAATGCCAGAAAAGACAGGGGGGGTAGCCGTCTTGGCTAAAAAAACGCCCTGTGACCTATTACCTTTAGATACGTTACAGCGCTTGCAACAGGCCACAGCATTATCAAAGCTCATTACTAACTCTGGGGCTTTACTTACAGGTATAACGTGATCTACTTGATCTGCATCTGCTCCACAGTAATAACAGGTGTAGCTATCTCTAGCTAATACTTGGTTTCTAAACTTATATCTATAAGCCCTGTTTACTCTAGGGTCGCCACGCTTAGACACGCTTAAACAGCTCCTCAGCCTCTACTTCAACGCAGCCATAACACCAAGCCTCATAATCTCTATACTTACTCCAGATAATTTCACTTTCATCACTAGGCAAACCGCAATTTTTGCAGATAATAATAGCCATTAGTACCAGCCTTTCTTATTATGATGACGTAACGCTTTACACGCATCACCCTTATATATCCTATGGTTATCTATGTACTTTAGCCCTAAGTCTATCTGTTTGTAAGGGTTTGTTTCTTTCATCTTTAACAGTTGTGGTATGCCATAAGCGCTACTGTTTTTATTTTTGGCTTTAGGCCTCCAATTACTTTCTTTAGTCCACAGCTTTTCAATACATACAAACTCTTTATATGAGCCTATCTTTATATGAGCATATATTTTATAGGCATCTATAGCATTTATATCAGCTTTTACGGGTAAGGTCTGTAAAGATAGCAAGCCTAAAATTAGGCAAAACTGTAGCCCTAGCTGTCGCAGCGTTCGCAAGCTAGCGCCCTTCGGGGCTTGCGTTCCGCGCAGACAGCGTACCCGATAAGTCAAGTGTGAAGCGATATTGTGGATAACTTGAGCGGGGCTTGGGCGTGTTGTCCACAGGTTTTTAGCCCCTGTGGACAACTTAATTGCGTACCTGCCTAGCGTTATTTACATCTACCAAAGTTATATCTAATAGCCCGCACCTAGTGCATTGTAGGCATTTGACGTTAGGTGGCAGGTGGTCAGATACCACGCGCTCTAGCTGTAGCGTGTTGGTCTTGCATTGTCTGCAGTTAGCCTCTATGTAAAGCATAGTTTGTAACCCCATTATCTATTTAGCTATAGCTATTTGTATTACTGGATATGGCATACTGCTTATTGGCATTAAATTACCCTGTGGTATCCACCAATTAGCTTGGACTTTATGCCTAAATCGCTCATTTTTGGCCCATGCAATAGGCAAGCAACCTACTACTGTGTATTCGGGTGATTTATTTAGCACCAAAACCGCTATGTCCTCTGTGCGATCTATTTCTTGGATAATTAAATGTCCGGTTAAGTATTTAGTGGATTTAACCTCTATATTTTTACCTACATCTGCTATGCGTTTACCTTTTACTAAATATGGGTCAAAATCATAACCTAGCACTTTAGCTACCGCCCACTCACTGCCCGTAGCCGCCGCATCTTGCGCTATAAACTCGTGCAGGCTAAGGCCCGACTCTGCAGCTTCATATGCACCGCTGCGCGTATCCCAATAATCCGGGGTATTTTCTGCCCTAATTAACGCCGCTTTATGGCAAGTGTATTGCTCTTGTTTTGTAAGCGTTATTTTATTCATTTACTGTTTGCCCTTTCGCTATCGCTCATAAATGCCTCTGGTACAGGCTCGCGCTCTGGTATTGGGTCTAGGTTACGCCCAGCCTCTAGTAATACCTCGCTATGATCATCTGGCATTAGCCATTTATCGCCATACTGTTTAGCCCATATTGGCGGGCATTGTTTAGCCTTTATCTTCTCGCTGCACATATAGCCCCTGTATGGTCTGCCTGTCTTACCTATGCCCTCTAGTAAGACCCTATGCCCGTGTGTACATATTGGCGGCTCTGGCATTATCTCAGCCCCTAGCTTGGCTTTAAGGGCGCTTATGGACTCAGCGGCGCTAGGTACTGCACCGCCTGCCCCGCGTGTTTGTAATGGCGCTTGGATAGCCTCTACCTTCTCCATATCTTGGCGGGTCGGCCTGCCTGCACCGCCCGGGGTTAATAGACCTATAACGCGCCCATAAGCTGACGTTACGCAATTCTCTACCCAAAAATTAGCGTTCACGCCTCTATCAGATCTAAGCTCATAGGCATAATCTACAGCGCTTGGCTTCTCATCTTCATAGGTTTTATAGGCCTCGGCTCTTACCAGTATGTAACCATTTTTTATATCTATATCTTCTATGTAGGCCACTAGGCGTAAGCCCGGATATTCTGCCCTAGCTCTTTTAATGCGAGCGTTTACATCTTCATAACCGTCTAAAAAGCTCATTTGTTTACCTCTTTTAAGGCCTTAGCTATATTGCGCCCTCTAAGGTAACCGTCACCGTGGCCTTCACGGTATCCCGTACGGTAGGCAGCTAGCATAAACAGGCCTACTATTAGTACAGTTAAAGTAATTACAGCTATATCAGCTAACATATTTCACCCTTTGTTAAGGCTGATTAAACTACACTAAGTAGCCCTCTCAGCGTGTAGTAAAAGTATGAGCCCTAACACCGACATAAGGCAACGCGACACGCTAGCGCTTTAATCTGTCCTCTAAAAGCATTTCATAAATGCGGTCTACTTGGCCCTCTATACGCTCAACGCGGCCTCTAAGGTTATGCCCGCCGTTACCGTCTGGCCTTAGCTCTGATAAATAAAACTTAACTAAATGGCGTACAAGCCCAACCCCTACCGCTGCAAGGCTACAAAGTCCTAGCGATATAGCTAATAGAGTTTGGGCTTGGTTCATTACTTAGCGCCTAAACCAAACTGTTTTTCATTAGGCTGTAATGCTTTAACTAATGGGCCTATTAAACCTGCGATAAAGGCGTTAGCCAATACTTTAGGGTCTGTGATGCCGGATAGGTATAGAGCTGCAACGCTTGCTAGCGCGGCACGTCCATAGCTATAGGCAGCCGCTTCTAGTTTTTTCTTGTCCATTTTTGCTCCTAAATGCCCCTTAGTTTATTTGGGTAAGTACCCCTACGGTATGAGTACCGCTAGCGGCAACGGCATATAACGCTTCGTGGTCGCCTACGGGTACAGTTAATTTATCGCCATTATCTAATTTATAGCCATTACTTGTAGTTACGTTTGGGCCACCTAAATAAATAGCGCCACCGCCTAGATTATGTAAATTAGCTGTTTGGTCAAAATCTGACTTAGGCACTATTACTACAGCCTGAGTACCTACCACTACTTGCGCGCTAGTTGGCATTTTCTTGTCCTAACTTTGCAATTAGTTTAGCGGCTTTTTTAGCATTTACCGTTATTTCAAAGTGCATTTCATCTTTTCGGTTACGGTAATCACCGCCCCACGTTAAGCCATATTTTTTAGCTAGCGCTCTAATCATAGGTACTTTATCAGCCGAGAAAGTGCCTACAGCTGCTAGCGGGTGTTTGGTCGCGTTAAGGTCTATAGCTGTACCGCTGCTATGGCAGCTTAATTTATCTGTAGTACCGCGTACCATACGGAAAGCGTAACCCCACTCATCTAAAGCGCCCTCATCTATCGGCTCTATTAGCGCGTGGAACTCAGAGGCAAAACCTACTAATAACGGTGCTACAGCCTCAGCGCATCTAAGTTTTCTATTAGTGCCGGGTACTTCATAACTCTTTATGCCAATTTCTTCCGGGTCTTTGCTGGCAGGCCAGCCGTTATAACTCGTTAGCATCTATCCAAGCCTGCTCTGGCTCGCTCCAATACCACATACCCTCTGTAGGCATAGGCGTAGGCGCTTGCCAATTATGGTCAGCATCTAGCGACCAAGATGGGTAAGGCTGTGGCGCAATAAATACATCTGCCACAGGATCATAGGTATAACCTATGCCTGCGTATTGCTTGCGGATATTGCCATTGTATGAAGTGCGCTTGCAAGTTAAACCTTTTTTATTAGCATACCAAGTTTCTGTGTCTAAACCTTCAATAAGTTCAGTTTCATCTACGCCTGTTAAAACACTAACTACTAAATTATTTTCATCTAAAAACGCGTAATGTGCCATTATGACCAACTCACATTTCCTGTGCCAGCAGTAATTGTGGCTCGCTTGAAACCACCGCTAGGAGAACTTTCTGTTCCTGTTAAACCTGCACCTATTGTTATAGTGCGAGTATCTGGATATTTTAAGATAACTACACCTGACCCCCCAGCCCGACCATTATTAGAACCATCAACACCTGAACCCCCATCACCAGTATTTGGCGCCCCGGCACTTGAAGGCGAGGCATTAGTTCCTGAACCTGATCCGCCAGTAGCATAAGTCACGCTGCTTCCAGTAATTGAGTTTGCAGTTCCAGCACCGCCAGTTCCAGCATCACTTACAGAGTTAATCGTTTGTCCTACTGCACTACTTCCGCCGCCGCCGCCGCCTTGCTGAAAACTTCCGCTTGTATGCCGACCATTACCACCATTAAAACCCTCAACTGGAGAATAAGACCCAGCATTTCCACTTCCACCGGCGCCCGTAGAGCTACCCGCTGGGTCTGAAGTTCCACCACCGCCTGAACCACCATTGTCTCCAGTAAACGGAGATGTATAGTCAGCACCCCCACCGCCACCACTTGAAGATATTGTACTAAATAATGATGCAACACCGCTTGCAGTGCTAGCCCCACCAGCACCAACCTCTACTGCTAAAGTTAAACCTAATGTAATTCCTGTAAAAGTGTTAGTGCGATAGCCCCCAGCACCGCCGCCACCAACGCGCCCAAAAGAACCTGAACCAGCACCGCCGCCACCAGCTACTACTAAAGCATCTACATCAAAACTGCGCGGATAATTTTGACTAGCAATAATGCCCAATAAACTCATTATGCTATATCTCCTACTACCAAAAAAGTATTTGATGCTGTGCAGATAATAGATGCAGCAGAATATCTAGCGCGTAGTTTAGGCGCTGTTGCTGTTGCACCTGTTGAGTTAATAGTTACACCTGCGCCTTGCGCTAGTGATACTTGACCTGCGCCGATCTGAGCTATATTTATTACATCACCTGCGCTAAATACAGATGGCGGCACAGTTAAAGTTATTGCGCTGGCATTGTTTAGAGTTACTAGTTGATTAAGGTTAGCTGCTAATAGGGTATATGTAGTGCCAGTTTCTGCATCAAACTCTAGTTTTAATCTCAGTACAGCTGTACCGCTAGTAACGCCGCCTGATAGCCCTGAGTCTGTGCCTGTAGTTATGCCCTCTATATCGCCTGTTGCTCCGCTGACTACCCACGCGCTGCCTGTGTAATACCAAGTAGTGTTAGTATCTTTAGTAAATGCAAACTGGCCTTCTTGTGGGCTAGTTATTGCAGAGTTTCTTGCAGCCTCAGTAGCAAAAACTAAAATACCTTGCATTAAATACCCGTTTACATCCGCGGCAGTTAAAACCTCACCTGTGGTAAAGGTCTTAAATCCTAAGCCCGCTGCCATAGCATCTCCTTAATAAGCAAGTACGCCTGTGTCTAGCAGGCCGTATATGCTTGAGTCTAGTATAAAGCCGTCTATTATCGGCTCTAGTGTTGTTAGTGTCGTTTTCCAGCTGCCGGGCGTAATTGCCATAGATACGCCAAACACCTGCAAAGTCTTAGTTAAAGTAGATGAGCCGGGCTGGTTAGTAGTAATAGTTATAGGGTCAAAAAAATCTAAATCTAGGGCGGCGATTATGCCGGCATTATAGTTATCTGTGTATAAATCTAGGGTAATGGCATCACATCTAATAGACGTTTCTTTTCTGCTAGCTACATAGGCTTGAGCGTAATCTAGGGCCGCGGCATCTGTTTGCATTAGTAGATTTTGTTGGTTATAGCTATGGGTAAAATACTTATCTATGCTAGCTTGGTCTATTGCTAGCTGTGTAGTACCGCCTGTACGGGTGATGCTAGCCGCGTTAAATACCAACGTATCATCTAAGCGCCATAAGGCATCAAAGTAACCTATATTTGTGCCGTTATCGTTAAACACGGTAGGTGTGCCACCTATGCTAGCTGTAGTAACTTGCCTATCTTGAAATACAAAGCTACCGGTAGCATCTACATAAAGCGCCCCGTACTCACTTAGGGTAACCGTCTGCATAGCTGCAAGGCTGGTACGGGCCGTGCCGGGGTCTGCCTGTAGTGTAGTTAAGCCGGCATCTACATCACGCATAGAGGTAGGCCAACCTATTTGATCTAAAATCTGGTTAATGCGTGTGCCGGATAAGTCGCCCGCGGTAGCCCCTGTTACTGTAGCTATTTGTGCATTTTGGGCAAGTCTAAACGCATCTACCGCCGTAATTGTGGTATAAACAACGTCTAACGCATTTTTAGGCGTAGTAGTGTTATAGCTAGTAATGAAACCGCTGAAAATAGGGTAAGTAACGCTGTTATAGGTAGCCGATATAGCTACTTTACGCATAGGGTCTAATAACCCAAAATAAGGCCCGCTAGGGTTTTGAGGGTTAAAATCACCGTTTTGGTCTACTATTCTTAAAGTTAGTGTACCTGTTTGGAATTGGTCGGCCTGTGGGTTACGGCCTCTGTTAGTTTGTATTGTATCTACTACGTCCGATACATCTACAATTACAGCCGCGCTATCGCTTAGTATGTTTGTATCTAATATGCCTTCACCTAAAATCATAGCTTGGGCAAAGCTAGGGCCAGTACTAAAGTTAATAATAGCGTTTATTACTGGCAGGGTCATAGCCCACCGGTGTAACGCAACGGGTCGCCCTTACGCTCTAAATCTAATATAGCTCTTTGCACGGCTAGGCTTATTGT